GCCGGGTCTGGCACTAACAATCGCCAATCAGGTAACCGCACTAACAATCGCCAATCGAGTACAGGCACTTCAGGGTCTCCACGCCCCGTAGCTGGAGCGGCTGGTAGCTCTGGGTCGAACGCGAACTCCGGAACTGGAACCGCTAATAGATCTGGTTCGAACTCCAACCCCACCGGGCAAGCGGACCGAGGTCGGCTGGCTACTGATTCTGTTCAGACAATGGCGAATCAGGTGATGGAGCTAAACAAGTTGATCGATGATCCCAAGACAACCCCGCAAGCTAAAGCGCAATACACCACAGCAAGAAACCGCATTCAAGCTGAGATGGCTAGCCGCGCAAGGGCTGGTAGGTAATGAGTATGTTGAACAAGCCTTCAGCGCGAGTGCTTAATGCCCTCGCCTCGCTTGAAGGCAATACGGAATTCGAGATTGTTTCCGGATGGCTGGAGGAATCTCTTCGCACCTTGTACACCGACTCTGTTTCCACGCACGACGATGTTCGTAGTCGCTGGATGCAGGGGGCGGCACAAGTTGTCGAAGACTTTTTAACCAAGTCCAAAACCGCACGAGACACTCTCAACAAGTCTCGGTAGATTTTCTACCAAGGGGAAGGTAGGCCCCCTCAAGCCTCCAAAACCAAGAAGACCACTGGCGATCGAATGAACACCGAAAGGCTCATCTCGAATTGGCTATGGCTCAAGGAGAAAATTTATGGCTTTGCCAAAAGCAGTTGAAGCCGCCGAAGCGAAGGCGGAAGAGTTGATTCAGTCCATGTACCGTCAAAACAATGACGCACAAACTGAGTCGCCCCATGAGGATTCTGTTGAAGGCGCGACCAGCGCTACAGATCCCTCCATCGAGGAATCGGCCACCGAAACGCAGAGTGGCATTACGGTTCCCGAATCAGTTCACCAACAGCAGACTAGCTCCAACGAAGAGGCTTCTGATTCAGATCAGAGTGCCAACGACCCGTGGGAAAACAAGTACAAAGTGTTGGCTGGCAAGTACAGCGCCGAAGTCCCCCAGTTGGCGGCAGAGCGGCGTGAACTGCGTCACAAAGTTCAGCAACTTGAGAAAGAGCTTGAACGAGCCAAGAATGCTCCTACACCGGAGCGACTGGTTAAAGATGAAGAGATTGCCGAGTACGGCGAGAACTTGGTGGACTTGATCCGCCGAGCCGCAAGGGAAGAGGTCGCGTCGAAAGATGCAGAGATCGAGACCCTTCGCGCCAAGCTTGACTCTTTTGAACATCAGACCCAGAAGAATACGGTGGTGGACTTCTACGCAAGGCTCGGACAACTCGTTCCGGACTGGGTTGCCGTGAACGAAAACAAGTCATTTCACAGGTGGCTTGCTGAGCGTGACGAACTCATGGGTATTGAGCGACAAGAAATTCTTGCTCAGGCAGAAGCGGAGAAGTCCCCTGAACGGGTCGCCGCTTTCTTCAACGCTTTTAAGAAGCAGACAAACAGTGCGGTGGCGCAAGCAAATCAACGGCTTGAAACTCAGGTGGCCCCTGCGTCTGATGTCAGTGATGGTCCCCCTCCGGGTAAGCGTACTTGGACTCGGGGTGCTATCGCTGACTTCTATCGACAGGTGCGACTTGGTCAGATAGCCGAGGACAAGGCTTTAGCCATCGAATCGGAAATCCAATTGGCCTCCATCGAAGGGCGTGTTCGCTAAAAGATGAGGCAGTAATCTCACGAGGTATTCAAAATGTCAGTAGCAAGCACGGGCGGTTACGCCCAATACGCAGGTAACTTCATCCCCGAAATTTGGTCGGGCAAGCTCCAAGTCAAGTTCTATCGTTCGACCGTTCTGGGCGAAATCACGAACAACGACTGGGAAGGCGAGATCAAAGGTCAGGGCGATAAAGTCAACATTCGCACCATCCCCACGATCACCGTGTCGGATTACACCAAGGGTATGAACCTGAGCAATCAAGTTCCCACCTCCACTCCTATCGAACTGAACATCGATAAGGGTAAGTACTTCAGCGTGGTGGTTGATGATGTGGACGCTGTCCAGTCTGACATCAAGCTGATGGACATCTTCACCAATGACGCTTCCGAGCAAATGAAGATTGCCATCGACGGCGATGTTCTGAATGCAGTGAAAGCCGCCGCCGCCACTGCAAACCGTGGCGCGACCGCTGGCGTTATCTCCGGTAACCTGAACCTTGGTACTGATGCGGCTCCTCGCGGCGCTAGCAAGACCACTGTTCTGGACATCATTCTCGACATGGGTCAAGCCCTTGACGAGCAGAGCGTTCCCGAGAGTGGCCGTTGGTTGGTGATCCCTGCATGGATGGCCGCCATCATCAAGGGTTCTGAACTCCGTCAGGCTTACCTGACTGGTGATTCTGTTACCCCTCTGCGTAACGGCAAGATCGGCATGATCGATCGCTTCACCGTTTATGTGAGCAACAACCTGCCGCGCACTGCGGACGGTGACAGCCACATTCTGGCCGGTACGAACGATGCGATCTCTTTCGCTTCGCAGATCACCAATGTGGAAACTCTCCGCTCCACCAGCACTTTCGGCAACATCATGCGTGGCCTGAATGTGTATGGTTACCAAGTGGTGAAGCCTGAAGCTCTGATCAACGCCATCGTTGTGAAGGCCTAAGCTTCAATAGTAAAAGGGTGAGGTCAGAAATGGCCTCGCCCTTTTGTGTTGTTAAGCCTAGAGACTTGCATGTCCTAACAAGCTTTCAAGCATCACTTTATAGCGGGCTTCAGTTGGACTTCAAGCCTCTAGCCTTAACGGCACAAAACAATTTTTTTTGAGGAGATCTCATGCGTCTATTGCGCAACAAACATACAGGCAAAATCATCTCTTACGATGAGCGACTGCTGGAGCTTGGTCGTTACGAAGTTGTTGAAGATTCCGTACCGCCCGAGCCGGGGCCTGAGAAAGAGTTAGCAGTAACGGCTCAGGAAACACCCGCAGAAGTTGCTATCCAACAAGCGGCGCGTAATCTCCTGAAGAAAAAGGCTAAGCCATCCGGCGGGATACAAGATCAAATCGGCGCTAGCGAAGAGATCAGCATCCAGCTAACAAGGGGGTAGGCATGAAAGCCTCCAGCGTTAAAAGAGTTGACGGGAAGCTTGTTTATCGCGGCGAAGAGTTTGATGGGTTTAATAAGCCCAAGCGCGACACTAGCGGCGCAAAGACGAAACAAGTTGTTCTTGCGAAAAAAGGTGATGAGGTGAAGCTTGTCCGCTTTGGTCACAAAGACTATGAAGACTTCACTCAGCACAAAGACCCGGATCGTCGAAAAAATTATCTGGCTCGTTCCGCCGGGATTCGGGACAAGAGTGGCAACCTGACTAAGGATGACAAGTTCAGTGCCAACTACTGGGCCAGAAAAAAGCTATGGTGACTTAAATGACTACATTCGCACAACTGACTGCGAGCGCACGAGTTCTATTAAACGATGTAGACAAGATTCGCTACTCTGACGCTCAACTGATCGAGTATGCGAATGAGGCGATTGCTGACGCGAAGCGAGTCCGACCGGATTTGTTTCTTGGGCAGTACACGACCGCCCTGCCGACCTACACGCTGAGTAGCGTAGTGCCTCTCAGCCCTGAGTATGAGATCTATCTCAAGGACTACATCGTCTCGCGTTCCGAATTCCGTGATGATGAGTTTACGGTGGATGGCCGCGCTGGCGCTTTCTTACAGAAGTTTAGAAATGGATTGCTATCGACATGAAAACATATGAACAATTCCTAGACGGAGTCATGCCATATGTTCCGGGTTGCCCGGTCAACATGGCGACGATGGCTATCCGAGAGACGGTGGTTGAGCTTTGCGAAAAGTCTCTACTTCTGCAACGCGACCATGATCCAGTAGATGTCTTGATCAATACAGTTGATTACGACTTTGATGCCCCCACCGGATATCGAGTCTTCAAGATCATGAAAGCTTGGTACAAGGATCGTGAGTTGATCCCTACCTCGCCGGACGACATTGCTGATCCTGCGCTTTACAACCAGCTTATTCCCGGTGTCACGATCAGCAAGTCTGATCCAATGATCATCACGCAAAAAGATGATCTGACCTTTTCTCTTCTGCCAGTCCCGAAAGAAACTGTGCGCGGAGCCGTAACCATGCGTGTTGCGCTCAAGCCGTTGCGCAATTCGACCGGGATTGATGATTTTATTTTTGAAGACTACGCAGAGACCGTTTACGCTGGCGCTCGTTTCCGCTTGCTGACCGTTCCGGCAAAGCCATATACCAATCCTGATCTTGCATTGGCAAATCAGAATATGTATGTGTCTGGCATGAACTCTGCGCGGCAACGAGCCACGCGAGGATTTGTCCGCGCTAGCACACAGATTCAGATGCGGAGGATCTAATGAGTGAGAAAATTAAACTGGTCCGAAACGACCAGCGACCACAGGTTGTCGTATCGTTGACTGACAATAACGATGGTAGCCCCATCGACCTCTCTGACGCTGGGACGGTGGTTCGCCTCAAGTTCCGAGCTAGGGGTTCTGATACGCTAAAAGATACCAGAACCGCTACTAAGTTGCCCGGTGTTGTGACGGCAGACGGCACAATCGACTACACCGATCTCACTCCCGGTAAAGGTGGTCGTTGCTACTTCTCATGGGGCTCTACCAGTCTGAATGGTGATCCGGGTGATTACGAGGGTGAGATTGAAATCACCTTCCCTGACGGCGTACAAACGGTGTACGACATTCTGAAATTCAAGTTGAGACAGGACTTCTAATGAGCAACAAGGGGTTATTAGCAAAAGTTGCGCTAACCCCAAGCGGGGAGGCGGACGCTCAGGTTCTGGAACTCTCCGCGAAGTCAATTGCGACCGGAGTCCCCAGAGCATCTATCAATTGGGTCTACCCTGCGGCGGTTGCCTATCTAGACGAAGACCCAAAGAACCGGCACTTTTACACCGAGGCAATGCTGGCGGACGCATATGCCCTTGCGTTCACCAAGGCGCTTGCATCTGGCGTAGAGGTCTCCGAGTCCGACATCAAGTTCTTCGCAAAGGTGTTGGGTGACTGGGAGACGGTGTTTACCGGCGAGAACATTCTGTTCTACATCCAATGGGTGAGGAGCTTTGAGGAAGCGGTTTTAGCTTCAGATGCAGTTGGTAAGCTTGTTGAAAAGCCGCTACTACACGAGCAGTCAGTTGCAGATGACTTAGCGAAGCTGATGAGTCTTCCCAAGGCTGAGTTGATCAGTCCGGTAGATAACTCTGTATTGCTGACTGGGCTATTGAAGACGGAATCGATATCAGTTCCAGATGCTCAGACTTTGCAGAATGACTTGGTCAAGTCAGAGAATCTAACCGTCTCTCAATTGTTTGACAGGGTGGTTTCTTTCATTCGAGACTTCTCTGATCTTCCGGTGCTGACGGATGAGCTAGCTAAGCTCGTTGACAAACCTCTGCCGACATTGTCGGTCAGCATCACTGATGCCATTTTGGTTGGCTTGGTGTATGAAAAGTTTTACGACGACATTGTCTACACAAACATCCGTGGCGACCTGCTCAACGATGGTTTGCTGGGGCAGTATGGAGTCAACCAGTCAATTGGTGGTGAGTTTTTATCGCTCGACTTTGTCAAGTCGCTTGTGGATTCCGCCAGTCCTGATGACTCATACGATCGCGTCTTGTCTTGGTTTAGGGACTTCGGAGATTCGCAGACCTTCTCTGACTTGATAAATGCAATTGCATTCACCAAAGTCAGCGAGGACAGCGTTTCCACAAGCGACTCGTATGCCGATGTCAAGCAGTTCTTCCGGAGTCCGGATGATGTGTCAGCGCCGATCGACTCAAACACCTACTCCTTCTCGAAGAGTTTGGCGACGAGTTCGAATGTGCCGGAAGACCAGTTTGATCGGACGGTGCAGTACTCGCGTGGCTTTGATAGCGGCGTTCTCTTGGTGGACACCGCAGACTTCAACAGCGGCGATGGCTTGGAGTATCAATTCCAGAAAGGACTAAGTGACGCACCAGTTGTAACTGATCAGATTTTCGCGGGACTGGAATTGATCCGGATATTTAGTGATCGGATCAATGTGAACCCCGAAGATGTTCCGTTGAATGCTCATGTTATTAACTTGTTCGCACTCAACGACAGCCCCGGCGGCGACCGCTTCTCGTATCAAATGCGAAGCGCAACGCCATCGGATGTCATTAACGGCCCAGTCATGAACGCACAGGTCATGAACGGGAACTTTACGCCGTAACCCGGCTCGGCCTTTTTATTCAACAACGCCTACGGGCTTTTTCTTGGAGTTTTTTATGCAAGTCAATCAAATCGAGAGCAGTGGTCTGACTATGATCGGTCGCCTGAAGATCGAAGTCTTTGGTGGCGACGGCAACCTGAAGCAGGTTCAGGATGTACCCAATCTGGTAGTCACCACCGGCAAGAACTTTATTGCCTCGCGCATTCGTGATGCGAGCGCCGCAGTCATGTCTCACATGTCGATTGGCGATGGTTCTGCTGGCTCTCCCGGCACTGCCGCAACCCCCGCCGCTGGCGACACCGCTCTTGGTAATGAGCGGGCTCGTGTTGCTTTGACCAGCACCACTGTTACGGCAAATGCGGTTACCTACACCGCCACCTTTGCCGCCGGTACTCCCGCAACCGCCGCCTCCATTGTTGAAGCCGGTCTGTTCAATGCGAACTCTGGTGGAACCCTGCTTTGCCGCACAACCTTTGCCGTGGTGAACAAAGGCGTAAACGACACGATGACCGTCACTTGGACCGTTACCGTTTCTTAATTTTTTTCTAGGAGAGAAACATGGGTGTCTTATTCACCAATAATGCCTCCGCCTCACTTGCTTCGGCGATCACATCTGGTTCTACCACGATCACTTTGGCAAGCGGGCAAGGCGCTCTATTCCCGACGCTTTCTGGCTCTAACTTTTTCATGGCTACGCTTGTTGACACAAGCAACAACATCGAAATCGTGCGAGCTACTGCTAGGACCGGGGACACCCTGACCGTTACTCGCGCTCAGGATGGAACATCGGCTCGCGCCTTCGCCGCCGGTGACAAGCTTGAGTTGCGTATTGTTAATGCTGGCTTGCAAGAGTTCGTTCAGCGTGACGGCACGGTCGCAATGACCGGCGCTCTTAACATGAACAGCCAGAAGGTAACCAACCTATCGCAAGCAACTGCGACCACCGATGGGGTTGCGGGTGGCCGAGCAATTAACACTACTGGCGACATTCAGGGTGGCGGAAACCTGACTGCTGATCGGACTCTCTCCTTGACCAACACGGGTGTCACGGCAGGTGCATACGGCTCCGCTTCTGCAATCCCAGTGGTTACCGTGTCTGCCACCGGTCGAGTTACGGCCTTGACCACTGCGGCGCTAGATCTCTCCACCAAAGTCAACTTGGATGGCGGAAACGCAACCGGGACATGGGCGGGAACCACCGAGTGGACGCGAGTCAATAACCGCCCTACGGCCCTCAGCTCTTTTTCCAACAGCACTCTATTTGACACAACCTCAAACTGTGGCTTCGGCGCAGATTTCGGCACGGGCAACACAGGTAACTGCCGTCCTCTGGTGAACTACGGCGTGAATTGGTCTCAGCAGAGCAATTGCGGAAACATTGGCGCGAATGTGACCGAACTTACGGATGCCGGGACCAACATTAACCATCGAGGACTTCGCTGGAACTGGAACTGCAATTGCAACTGTGATTGCTGTTGCTGTTTTGCGCCCGGGACGCTTGTTCAAATGGCGGATGGAACATCCAAGCCAATTGAGTTGGTGGCTGTTGGCGAAAAAGTAATTGGCTTTGCCGGTGAAGTTACCGTCGCTCACAAGTTTGATACGACTCTAAAGACCAACAAGCTCTTCGTTGTCAATGGATCAATCGAAGTTACTGGTGGCCATCTGTTCAAAACTGATCGAGGCTGGAAGGCGCTGGATATGAGTGTTTATCCGCAGGGAGTATTTTTCCGTGCGCACCAAACATTCGCTGGCGGTGAACTAGTAGACATCGAGCATCAAAGCGAGCGAGCCGAGTTGGTTTCTGCTTTGCTGGTTGGTGACATCGTTAATGGCGTTCGCATTGATTCGATTGAGCGTAAACCCGCAGATGAAAGCTTCAATGTCCACAATATGATTGTTGATGGTGGAGACGGCTTCGTGCTGGCCTCGGGTCTTGCGGTTGATGGATTTATGCGTCACGCATGTGGAGTTGCAAAATGAATATTTTCCGAACCTCATATCATGGTCATGTAGAGTCTACTGAGATTCCGCTGGTAGTTGAGAAGTCTGGCTCAGTCTTAACTTTTACTTCCGCCTATCCACTATCTGAAGGGGAGGTTTACGACGGCCCAAGATGGACGAAGGATGGGGTTGAATACGGCAAGATGCACTCTTGCTCTTTTGACTTAATCACTTTGCAATCCGACCCTCAGTGGGGGGATGTCGCGTCTTGGCATGTGTGCGCCTCGCCTAAAAAGTCTCTGTATCTTGACAACCTTCACGCAGAAACTTTTGCTTCCAAGGCGACTAGCGGAACCTACGCGAATTCTTACAGGACACTTCCTGTCGCCGTAATTTTTGTTCCTTGGTCAAACTCTTCGATAGATGATGTTTCTGTCTTGGTAAATAATGCGGCTGATTCACCATTGATTCTTGGGTCTGGTCTTACCGAGCAAGCCTTCAGTGGGCCACCTGTGACTTGGCGTAGCAATCAAATGCCTACCGTTGAGCTTTCCGGGCCTTCCTCAGTCTTGGCTGATGGTTCGGCGCAGTTCACGGTAACAGTGAAGCGCGGGGGGGTGGTTGCCGAAGAATGTGCTTCTGAGGTTTGCCTAGAAACAACGGGCGGCTATCTCCCGTTGCAACGGGTTCGCTGTCAAGGCGGAGTTGCAACCTTCAAGCTTCACGCCAGTCACATGACGGCTGGAGATGCCTTCAAAATCAAAGTGGGCTTCCGCAACTATTCTGGCATGGCATCCAAAACCCTGACTGTTTCTTAACCCGAGGAGAATAATTTGAGCGAGCCAATCTACACGCTGACTTGCGAGAATAAAGACGGCAACCTAGAGAAGATTTATTACTCTCCGCACCAGTCCAAAGTTTGGGACCAGCGCGGCGAGCCGATGGATCTATCCAAGTTGGAAGGTTTCCCAGACCCCAACACTTATAACGAGATCGGCGGTATGGGCCATTACTCGGAGATGTCTCCCGAGAACCCTTCGAAGAAAAGTCGGAAGGTGAATGCTCTGAAGATACAGATGGGTCTTAACTGCAACTACACCTGCGCGTACTGTAGTCAAGCCTCCCATCTGGAGGGCAATGAGGCGGTGATCACCAATGTGGATGATGCTCGCGAATTCTTGGAAAGACTTGACTCTTGGTTAGAGCAAGCTCCCATGCGGGTTGAATTTTGGGGTGGTGAGCCATTTGTTTACTGGAAAGCCATGCAGGTATTGGTGGCTGGTTTCCGGGAGCGATTTAAAGACACCTCTTACAACATCGTGACCAACGGCTCCTTGCTGGATGAGGAAAAGTTCCAGTGGATTAAAGAGAATGATCTTGGTGTTGCAATTTCTCATGACGGACCCGGTCAGCATGTTCGCGGGCCAGATCCGCTAGATGACCCTGCGATGAAAGTTGTATGGCAGAAGATGGTTGATGAGCGACAAGGAATGTTCAGCTTCAATACCGTCTTAACAGCCAAGAACTGCGATACATACGAAATTCGCAAATGGTTCGTTGATCGCTTTGGTGAGCATGTCACGACCAACTACGAGGGTGTGGCAATGGTGCATGACCAAAACTCTCGCGATCATGGTGATGTACTGTTCAATGAGGACAACTACAGAACCATGCAGTCCACGATTTATCAATCAATCATGGACATGTCGATGATCACGAACCCTACTCTAAGGTCCAAGGTCTCTGACATTCTTAGAAGCTTGCAGGTCAGTCGCCCGGCGAAAAAGCTTGGTCAGAAATGCGGCATGGACCGAGAAGGCATGCTGGCTGTAGACCTAAAGGGAAATGCATTGACTTGTCACAACACCGGTGCAAACAGCAAACACAACATCGGAAGTGTCTATGACTTTGACAACATCAGCCTAGACACTTCGTGGCACTGGTCGCAACGAGAAAGCTGTAACTACTGCCCGGTGCTTCAAGCCTGTCAGGGAGCTTGTATGTATCTGGAGGGCGATGACTTTGTTGACTCGTGCAACAACGAATTCGCTTACAACATGCCAATCTTGCTTGGTGGTATTGAGCTTGCAACTGGATTGCGCGTATTAAAAATTGAGGGCGATGTCCGCCGACCAAAGAAAACGAAAAAATCTTTTCCGATTCCTGTTGTGTCGGTGTAACGCACTCTGTTCGTGTTTAAAGGGATAGTGATGGAACAGAGCATTTTTAACTGGCTCGTTGGAATTTGCGGCGCGCTAGGAGGATGGCTGATGAAGGTTATTTGGGATGCAATACGCGATCTGAAAGCCGATCTCCGACAAGTGGACCAACGCATGAACGAAGACTTTGTACGCCGAGATGACTTCAAAGATGCTCTTCGCGACATCAAAGAAGACATGCGTAATGGCTTCAGTAATGTAGACGGTAATCTTAAGTTGATCTTCAAGAAATTAGAAGGCAAGGAGGACAAGTAATGGACTGGTTAAAACAGGTTGCGCCCACAATTGCCACGGCACTTGGCGGGCCTCTGGCCGGTATGGCAGTCTCCGCTATTTCTAAAGCCATTGGCGTTGATGAGAAGGATGTTGGTGATCTCATCAACAACAACAAATTAAACGCCGACCAGATCGCGCAGGTCAAGTTGGCTGAGATTGAGCTTCAAAAACAGGCCAACGAGCTTGGCCTAAATTTTGAGGCTCTGGCTGTGGATGACAGGAAGAGTGCCCGCGAGATGCAAGCGACGACTCGTTCTATCGTCCCGCCTTTATTGGCGGCGGCGGTGACGATTGGCTTCTTCGCCATTCTTGGCGGCATGATGTTCGGCAAGATGTCGGTGGCCGATAACACAGCACTAACAATGATGCTCGGCTCTTTGGGCACTGCATGGACAGGGATCATTGCGTACTACTTCGGCTCTAGCGCGGGCTCTCAAGCCAAGACAGACTTGCTGTCGAAGTCGTCTGCCACTAAGTAGATAGACGGAGGTCGCCATGTTTGATGACATGACTGACGAGGAGTACGAGGAGTGGAGAGAGTGGTACGAGCGTGGCATGCATGATGTTCTTGCATCCGCGCTGATTGGCTTCCTCTCCTTTATGTTTGTCTTGATGTTACTGAAGGAATTCACATGATTGAAAACTGGGAGAAGTCTTTCGCTCTCATGATCAAGCACGAAGGTGGATATGTGTGGGACAAGGATGACTCAGGCGGGGAAACCAATCTTGGAGTCACCAAAGCCGCATGGAGCCAGTACCTTGGGCGACCGATCGAGGACGGCGAAATGAAAGCCCTCACGGTAGATGTTGTGAAGCCTTTCTACAAAAAAGGCTACTGGGACAGGGTTCAAGCGGACAAGTTGCCCGCAGGGATTGACTATCTGGCGTTTGACTTTGCGGTTAACGCTGGCGTAGGACAGTCCGCAAAATTTTTGCAACGGTGTGTTGGGGCGGTGGAGGATGGAGTCATTGGACCCATGACGCTTGCCAAGATTGCCGAGGCTGACGCAGATGACCTAGTAGAAAAATTTACCAAGGTCAAGACCGATTTTTACAACGACATTGTGGCGCGTAAACCTAGTCAAGCTAAGTTTTTGAAGGGGTGGCTGAATCGTGTGGCGAACACGCATAGCACAGCAACGACCATGATTGCATAATAGACTGGATATAACATGGCTGGATTGAAACTGTCAGGATTCGCTGGGATGGCTCCCAGAGTGTCTCCAGCGCTGATCGGGGACCAAGAAGCCCAGCGGGCACAAAACACAAAGCTGTACAGCGGTGAGCTTCGCGCATGGCAAAAGCCCGGACAATTGACACCCCGCCAGCGTTTTGATTTTGTGCCCCTCTCCATCTTCCGCTCTACAGGCGCTGATGGCTCTCCGCTGTACTACGCATGGGACAAAGATGTTGATGTGGTGAAGGGGCCGCTGAGCGACACCAAAGACTATCGCATTTATTACACGGGTGACGGAACTCCTAAGAAGACCAACACCCAGATTGCAAGCGTTGGAAAGCCCGCCCCCTACCCCGCTGACTATCTTGAGCTTGCTGTACCAACGCCATCGGTCAAGCCTTCCGTAAACCTGATTGCGTCCACTGGCGTAACCCCGACCTTTGCGACGGAGATCGACTCATACACGGCGGCGGCTGATAGCTTCTCTCTGTCGTTGGTTGGCGCTTCGCACACCGCAAGCTGTGAGCTTGCCGTTGGTACTAGAGTCATTACCACTACTGCTTCGCAAGCCATTACTGTGGGCCAGCGTGTCACGGGGACTGGCATGCAAGCCGACACTTTTGTTGTCGCTCAGACGGCCGATCCAAATGATGCGAATAAGGTCATCATCACGCTGACAAAGAATGCCACGGGGAGCGGTTCTCAATCGCTAACCTTTAAGAACGATGATGCAACTCGTACCACGAACATCACTCGGAAGTCTGGTGATGACTATGTTCGTACCAACGCTCTGCCAGCAGAGACTCGCTCTTACATCTACACCTACATCTCTGTTTTTGGGGATGTTGAGGAAGAAAGCGCACCTAGCTCGGTGTCCGATCTAATCACTGTGCGTTTTGGTCAAACCGTCGAACTCTCAAGTTTTGCGGCTCCGCCTTCTGGCAAGTACAACATTCAGTACATTCGCATTTATCGGTCTGTGGTTGGTTCGAGTGGGTCGTCGGCTTTCCTGTATGTCGGCGAGATACCTGTTAATACGGCAACATTCGTAGACAACATCAAGGCCAGCGGATTGGGAGAGGTCTGCCCTAGTCTTAGTTATTCAGAGCCTCCACCAGATCTGAAGGGTCTTGTTGGTCTGGCAAATGGAGTGATGGCTGGCTTTGTCGAAAACCGTCTTTACTTCTCTGAGCCATTTGCGCCTCACGCATTCCCCATCAGCTACATGCTGACAACGGAATATAAGATTGTCGGGCTCGGCGTATTCGGTGAGTCTCTTGCGGTCATGACAGAGGGCAACCCATACATCGTCACTGGTACTGATCCAGCTTCGATGTCGATGTCGAAGTTGCCTTTGTATGAGCCATGCGTTTCTAAGCGCTCGATCGCATCTGATGAGACTGGAGTTCAGTACGCATCGCCAAACGGGCTTGTATTGATTGGTGGTGGCGGTGCGCAAAACTCGACTCGGAACATGTTCACTCGAAGTGAGTGGCAGTACTACGAGCCATCGAGTATGCTGGGCCGAATGGTGGACGGGAAGTACATTGGGTTTTATGAGACCCTCGATCAGCCTGTCCGGCGCGGCGCTATCATTCTGGATCGCTATATCAGCAACTCCCCTCTAACGGAGTGTTCTTTCTTCGCAACTGCGGCTTATGTTGAGCCAACTCAGTCGTCCATGTTTATGGCGATTGATAGCGAGATAAAAGAGTGGGAGGGAGACCTCCTCAACTCTTTGCCGTATGAGTGGCTTTCCAAGCTGTTCATTCTGCCTCGACCGCTCAACTTTGGCGCTGTCCAAGTGGACGCTGACTTTGGTGACATCGGAAGCGCTGAGCTACTGCAAGAGAGAATCGAGGAAATTAAGGCGCAAAACCAAGCGGCTTGGGGCAGTGGAGATTTGCTCGGCGCGTTGAATACAACGCCGATACACACCTACACCGTCAACGGGTCTCGGCTTCTGGATATCTCCATCGCAGTGGATGATCGATATGTAACATTGACTGTGATCGCGGATGGCAATGTTCGGTCTGTATTGAGAGTGCAGAACAGGAATGCAATTCGCCTTCCCTCTGGATTCAAGAGCGACCGCTGGGAATTCAAGATCAACGGCAATGTGCCGCTCAAGCACATCAAAGTAGCGGAAACATCGAAAGGTTTGGTGGAACTATGAAGAAACCATCAATACCAGCCATCAACGCGAAAGATGGTGAGCTACAAAGAGTTCTGCTTGCGCTAAAGGAGAACGCTGAGATCCTTAATGGCACTCGTGGGGGCGGAATTCAAACTCTTGCAAGTGACGCTTCGTCTTCTGACCTGATCGCCAAAGTAAACGAAATCATCGAGAGACTCAATGCCTAAAGTAATCGTATTCGACCAACAGGACCAAGTGTCCGCGTGGGTCAAGGATCACTTAGAGCGTGATGAGGAATTTGGTGACACGAAGGCAATCGGTCTGGAAGAGGACGGAGAGCTAATCGCTGGAGTCATGTACAACATGTACTCCGGCGCTAGCATCAGCATGCACATTGCCGCGAAAGAGGGCAAGCGATGGATGACAAAGTCTTACCTGTACACATGCTTCGCTTACCCCTTTGTTCAACTTGGATGCCACAGGGTTACCGGCCTTGCTCGCGCAGACAATCACCGGGCAACTCAATTTATTGAGCGCTTGGGCTTTCAACAGGAAGGACTTGTTCGCATGGGTAACAAAGATGGCACGGACATAAAACTGTACGGGATGCTTAAACACGAATGCCGTTGGCTGGAGATTAGAAATGTTTGATAACGAATTTGGAAAGTATTCCGACTTCATGTCTTTTTACGGACATGACTGTGAAGACCCTAGAGATCCAATAGACAGGAAGTTAGCTGTCCTGAAGAACCGCAACATTTGCTTTGGCAAGGGTGGCGGTGGATCTGCGCCGGACCCCAACCCCGGGCAGATTGCAAACGCTGAAGCCGCGAAAGAAGTTGCCAAGATGCAACAGGAGACAGCGACCGAGTATCTGGATTTCGCCAAGCAACAGTACGCTGAGAACAAGGGATTCCTGCAAGACATCGCGGAGGCTGAAGGCGCTCTCTCCCGCGCTAATCAGGCTCGTGCAGACGAGTACGCTGATTACGAGCGTAGTGTGTTCAGGCCGCTTGAAAAAGAACTCATCTCTAAAGCGCGTGACTACAACGAAGATGCGATGCGTGAGAAGCTGGCTTCTCAAGCGGCATCGGATGTTAATCAAGGCTTTTCTGGTGCAAAGGAGCAAGCTCTTCGGAACTTGGCTCGCTTCGGGATTAATCCCAACTCAGGGCGTTTTGCCGCGCTGAATGCCCAAATTGGGACTCAGCAAGCGGGCGCGATGGCTGGCGCTCAAAATCAAGCCAGAACGCAAGCTGAGGGCTTGGGTTATGCCCGGATGATGGATGCCGCAGGACTGGGTCGTGGCTTAGCCACCAATGCTTCCACGGCTTACGGTATCGCCATTCAAGGCGGTAATGCCGCCGCGCAAAATCGGACAGCCGCCAGCGATCAGATGAGCAAGTCTTACGGTCAAGCCGGAACAATGATGGGACAAGCGGGAGCCACTTACGGTATTTCCGGCGGAATCTATGGGCAGGAGTATGACACTCGCATGCGTGGTTATCAGGCCCAGCAACAAGCCGAGGCTCAATCAGCCGCCGGGTTTGGCAACTTGATCGGTACGGGTATCGGTGTTGCCGCCAAGCTCGGCGCGTTTTCGATGAAAGAAGCCAAAGAGAATAAGAAGTCGATCCCCGAAGGTAAGGCCTTGAAGGGGATTAAAAATCTTGATGTTGAAGAGTGGAACTACAAGAAAGGTGTGGAGGATGAAGGTCGCCACATCGGCCCTTACGCAGAAGACTTCAAGCGTGAGTTTGGTATTGGCTCTGGCAAAGACATCAAGTATCAAGACTCGATTGGCGTGATGATGAAGGCCATCCAAGATTTGGATGCCAAGGTCGATCGTCTGGGCGGTAAGTCGCAGAAGCCAGTCAAGAAGGCGAATGGCGGCAAGATCCATCGCGGCAAAGGGAAAGTCAGAGGCCCGGGTGGCCCAGTAGACGACAAGATTCCTGCAATGCTTTCTAACGGTGAGTATGTTCTCCCGGCGGATACGGTGCAAAAAATTGGCGTTTCAAAACTAGATAAGCTGGTGAAAGACACTCATGTCCCGGCTTCCGTTCAAAAGAAATATGGCGTAGGGAGAGCTTAAATGTCCTTCAATTTTGGTGCATTTGCTGGCGGTATCGGCGCTGGAGCGAAGTCCGCCGTTGACTTGCTGACCTCATTGGATGAGGCTCAAGATCGAAAAGAGGATCGCAAATTTTTGCGGGAAGAGCAAGCCGAGAAACGGCGCATTCGGCAAGCTCAAATTGATTACGCTACTCAACTTGAGAACTTGAGAAAAGAGCGTCAATCTGGCACGGGCTCTTTTGAGCAATATGTGAATGATGGCATTCGCCAAGCCCGCAGTGTGCAGGGCGTGGCTAGTCCAGCCTCAGACACATCCAACGCTTATGGTTCCAGAAATCCCCTGATGGATGGGGGCGAAGGTTTGTACGGCAACCAGTCAGTTGCGGACAATCATTACTACGATAGGCTCGCGCAGATTCAAGAGAGGCTCTACTCTGTTACCGACCCGACCAAGGTAACAATGGTCAGGGAAGAGATCGACGCTCTTCGTGAGCGCGGTTATGACCGTCAGCGGAAGCTGGCCGCTTCAGCGCTAATCTCTGGCGCTCCTAACGCGATTCGTCTCGCAAATCAAGCTTACGGCTTTCAGCGAGACGGCTTTGCTCTCGACGAGAAGAGCGGCACTTTTGACCCGCAAAAAGGCTGGACCGGAATTAACTTGGTTGACAAGAATGGTCAAGTCTCCCGGACGATGGACCTCACCACAGAGGATATCGCGAAGCTGTATTTGGCCGGAGATCCGGCCAGATTGGTTGAGTTCAATTTGAAGAACCGTGGTGTTATCGCTCAGGAGAAAAGCGCCGATGCATCTGTCGTCAGCGCCAACGCTTCTGCCACCAGCGCTGGTGCGGCAGTCACAAGAGCCAATGCAGATGCGGCACAAGTTCCCAGTCAGAATCGATTGCGAAATGCACAGGCCGACTATTACGGCGGAGCGGCGGCGGGCATTCGGCAATCACAGGCGGACGCAAGAATTGAAAGCATGTTTGCGCCGTTTGCGAAAGAGCAAGTTATCGACCCCAATCTTCCTACGGATCGGCAAGCGATCATTCGTCAATCAAACACTAACTTGGCGATTCAGAAGGGCTTGGCTACTGAGCTTTACCGCAATCCAGTTAACGCCAACAATCGCAACCCGGGGACTTTGTGGGCCGCATCCGGCGAGTTGCTTGACCTTCGCCCTGACCGTAATGCTCAAGGTGCGTTGTCGATTGATCCAGCCAAATACTTTAAGCCAACAGACAACCCGAACTTTGTTTTGTATGTGAGTCCAACCAACCCGTCTGTTCGTGTGGTGATACCTAAAGAGGCGGCAACGCAACTGATGCAACAAGCTGGTCAGCGTCAACCTCGATAAGGAATCTTTCATGTACGGACTGAAACGACCAGACATTTTTTCTGGCTTGCCCGGAGAAGATGAGACTGAAGTGCGCCGGGGGATTCTGCCCGACCCCCTTTATGATGCAAGAGATGCTGAGCGGAAGATCCGCGCATTAGGTCAGAATTTACGGAACGCTGACTTGACGGGGCCGCTAGACATCGGGTCACCTCCGACCCCCGGTGAAGGTGTGCAGGTCGCTCAGGCTGGACAGGCTCGATCGACCGTGAGCGATGCGGACTTTTTTAAGCCGATCATTCTTGGGAATACATCGGCCAGTCAGCCCAGCCCAGCCGCCCCTCCTCAAGGAGGGCCCCAAGCCTCGGCCCCAACCGCAAGCGCGGCGGGCGACTTTTTCGCGCCCATCAGCTTTGGCGCACAGGCATCTTCTGCCGTCAAGTCTCCTGAAGAGGAG